TGACTAATTTCAAAGAACACGATGGGATGTTATTCAAGCAGCCAAAGCCCACTTTCAAAGTTGGCGATTGGGTGGATTGCAAAGACCCTGTTGGAGTCCCCACACAGTGCAAGGTTTTAGAAATCCTCGAGCATAATGTTATTGTGGAGTGTAAAACGGGGCATAGATGGTCATTACCACACAACAACATTACCCGCAAACTCTCTCCTTCCGAGATTATCGTCAATATTGGCTGTATGAGTGGGACAGTGACACATTCTTTGTCAGAAGATTGTTTCCTTTTGGCAAAGGTCAATGACCCGCAACACAGAGCTAGCTGTATTGATATGTCCATGCTCGACACAGAAACTCGTGAGCTTGTGGAAGGCTTGCTGGAAGCGCAGGAGGAAGAATGAAGACGCCACCACGCAAATGCCCAATCTGCGGGATAGATATGGAGCCGTGCGATTACAGTCCGCTATAAGGCTATTCGTGGGTGCATCCAAAAACTGAAAATGATTGCAAACATAAAGATGGCACGCTTCTTTTTGGCGGTCACAAACTGAAAGAAGGAGAAGAAACACAATGAAATACCTGTCTCTATTTAGCGGAATTGGTGGCTTTGAACTTGGAATTCATGATGCGTTTCCAGAAGCAGAATGTGTTGGATATAGCGAAATAGATAAGCATGCAATTAAAGTGTATCAATCTCATTTCCCAGAACACAAAAACTATGGAGACATTAAGGATATTGACATTAGTTCTCTTCCGGACTTTGATATGCTTGTTGGGGGATTTCCATGTCAAGATCTATCGATAGCTAAAGCAAACAGAAAGGGGTTAGATGGAGAACGTTCTGGTTTGTTCTGGACAATGCTATCGATATTAAGACTTAAAAATCCAAAGTATTTCTGTTTTGAAAATGTGGCATCTATGCCAAAAAGGGACAGGGATATTATTACTAACGAGCTTGGTGTTGAGCCGATAATGATTAATGCTGCTCTTGTCTCCGCTCATTCCAGGAAACGATTGTTTTGGTGTAATTGGAATGTACGTCAGCCAGAAGATAAGAATGTTTTACTAAAAGACATACTGGAAAGCGGCGAAGAGCTGAAGATTGGTGAACGCAAAAGAGGAAAGGCTTATTGCCTGGATGCAAATTATTGGAAAAATGAAAATCTGAAGCACCATCTGAAGCACCATCTTAGGCAACTTATTATTGATGATCCACAAACAGTTATGCTGTATCACTTAGAGCATGGTTACAAAAAACGTAAATTCGAAGAGCTACCAGATAAATATCCGATTCTTCACGCCCAATCACCAGGAAGCAATCATCTCTTGTTACAAAAAAAAATCTTGCGCCAGCTTTATGTCGTTGAATGCGAGCGCCTTCAGTGTTTCCCTGGTGCATGGACAGAAGGCGTAAGCAATAAACAGAGATATAAACAACTTGGAAACGCAGTAAATGTGGAAGTGATAAAGCATATAATGAATGAATTAAGGAAATCACAATGAAAGACAATAGACTTGCAAGATTATTTGACGATGCCATGAATGTATTGCATGAATACGAGCCACCAGAAGGCTATTATGTCGCTTTTAGCGGTGGCAAGGACAGCATCGTGATGCTTGATCTGGTGCGTCGATCTGGCGTAAAGCATGACGCGCACATGAGCATTACCAGCGTTGACCCGCCGGAACTACTTGCCTACGTGAAAGAACACTACCCTGATGTGGAGCGGCACAGGCCGGAGTTGACGATGTTTCAGCTAATTGAAAAGAAGTGCTTCCTGCCATCATCAAAAGCAAGGTTCTGCTGTGATGTGTTAAAAGAGCGGGGTGGCTCTGGCCGATTGGTGGTGACTGGCATACGCAAAGCAGAGTCGGCTCGGAGAAATAAGCGCACTATGTTTGAAATCAGCAAGACAGACAAAACCAAGCGAATGGTTCACATTATTTTGGATTGGAAAGACAAGGATGTTTGGCAATATATCCGCACCCTTGGCTTACCGTATTGCTGTCTTTACGATGAGGGATTCAAGCGGATAGGGTGCATCGGTTGCCCGATGATTTCGGCCAAACTACGGCATCAGCAATTCCAACGCTGGCCTAACCACAAAATAGCTTATCGCAACACTATAGCAAAGGCATTAGCCAATAAGCCATCTAAACACTTCGGAAATGACGCCGACACATATCTGGAGTGGTGGCTGTCTAATATGTCGGTTAAGGCGTTTCTGGGGATGAAGGAACAAACAGACTTATTTGAGGAGATGGAATGAAAATCTATTATGCACACAGCCGACTGATATATGGCTCTCCATTGGAAAACTATAATATCCAAGCAATACGGCGCATATTGGCGCACGAACCAGTCATTGAAATAATCAACCCATCCGAATTAGACCAAGCCATCCACACGGATACTATTATGAAAAGATGCCTTGCGCTTGTTGATGATTGTGATATGTTGGTGTTTTCCACCATAGACCTCAACATTGGATTGGGAATGTATAGGGAAATAGAACACGCAGAACTCTGCGACAAGGATATTTATTTATTGTGGGAAAACCGCCTTTGGTGGACAGATCGCTGGAGCATATCGCTCAATCCGTATGACAAATTATTCTATGCTTCGATAAGGTTGCCGACCTTTAGCCAGTAAGCAGATGAAGAGACCGCCCCCGGCTTCGGTCGGGGGTTTTTGGGAAAATGAATGAATGAGCGCCTTGCCCGCCTGTTTGATGAGGCGATTGACACGCTAAAGAAATACGAGCCACCGGAGGCAATAAAAAAGGTAATCCATGCGGCCGGGATCTCGGACGAGATGATTATAAAAAACTGGAATAAATAGAGTTAGCAAAAAAAGTTTCATGCCGTAAGTCTTGACACCATAACAACTTACGGCATTGAGCGAAAAAAAAAGGCAAAAAAGTGAAAAAACTTCTTGACAAAATACCGGCATTGATTATCTTGTACACATATAGAGTGAGCCATCCCGAAAGGGAAAAATAATGGCAAGCTAAGAAAGGAGATACCATGAAAGACCAAATGAAAGCCATGACAGACGCACAACTCACAGAGCTGATCGCCGCGGCAAAAGCGGAACTCGCAAGCCGCACAGTGAAACGCCCGGAGCCGATCCGGTTCCATGATTTTTTCGCGGCCGACCGCTATAACGGCGGATGGTGCAAGACCGTGAGTGGTCTGGACAAATCCAAAAACAACGGATATTCTATCCTGGGTAACTTCGTAGATGCCCACCTGATGGGAATTCGGAAGCCCGGATTGTATTTGGATTGTAACATAGACGGTAGCCGGAAACACCCAAGAAAGAATTACAGGCTGTTCCGCTACGATGGCGATACCGTGACAGTCCTCCACACGCTGGAAGACGGCGGCAAAGATTGGGCTGTAAGGCTCTGGCCAGAAATAGAAAAAGAATTATGAAAAGGACGCCAATCCAATAGGAGAGATCAAATGAAAACCATTTATGACCACCAACTTTACGCCGATCTGGAAAAAAAACCAGAAGGGATGAAGAAACTGAATCAGGATGCTGTGTTCATGATCTGCTTTGCCCAAGGGCAGGATCATCTGATCGCCCGCAGAGAGATTGATTTTACCTACTGTCCTACATTGTGCAAGAGCTATCTTAAAACAAGCGAATGCACTCCTAATCAGCTTAGGAGGCTTATGAGGCATGGCAAGAACCAAGACTTTAGCTTCAGCTATAACGGGGAGCTGATAGAGAACTGGATAGTAGATTTTAACGAGATGGCACCAAGTGTAGCGAAGATCATCGTGGATGACAAGTTCCCTGGTTACGAGGATGAAGATATGCCGGAAGGGCACTCACCTGAGCGGGGGGTGGACGAATGAAACTGATCGGCGATGGTATATTGTGCTTCATCTTAATGCTGATAGCAATGCTTGCTGGTATTGCTATCTTAATTTACGGGTATGTTACCGGGTTTGAAGGATAAAATAATTTCCTAAAGGAGGAATAAAATGTCACAAGTAAAATGTTACGCCTTAGCCGCTGAACAGCAACTTGCTATGCAAGATGCATTAGAAAAGGACGATAGAACGAAATTTCTGGAAGCACTGAACAGCCGTTCTATCAATAATTTGGTCACTTATAGTGATGGTGGTGCTACAATGGTAGCCGGGTACATCACACTATTGCAAAAAGCAATCGCCAAGTGGATACTTGAAGAGGTGGAAGAATGAAACTTATAGGATTAGTATTCACACGGCTGGGCGGGATCTCCCGCCTGGCTTTCGTGTATCGGTGTGCCGATGGCAGCATAAAAAAGATCCCGGCAGGGATCGGGAGGAAGAAATGAAACATACAAGAGAATCAATTATTGCGCTCATTAACGAGTGCAGAAAGAACGACACAGACATAGTCTTGCGAGATGCTGACCTACGAGGGGCTGACCTGCTATGGACTGACCTACGATATGCTGACCTACGAGGGGCTGACCTGCGATGGACTGACCTACGATATGCTGACCTGCAAGATGCTAACCTACGATGGGCTAACCTACAATGTGCTGACCTACGAGGGGCTGACCTGCGAGATGCTGACCTACGAGGGGCTGACCTGCGATGGACTGACCTACGAGGGGCTAACCTACAATGTGCTGACCTACGAGAGGCTAACCTTGACTTTGCTGGTTACGAACTAAGTTGCAAAACCATAGGCATTAAAGCTGATAAGCGATTAGTTTCTCAGTTGCTATATCACCTTTGTCGCAAGGATGTGCAGGACTGTCCTGAATGGGATGAGTTGCGTAATGACGAGAGGGTGATTGCATTGGCAAACCAAAGCCATGTTGTTGATGTTTATGGGCTTCCCGAAATAGAGCCGCAAGCTCAGGAGGAAAAATGACAACATGGAAATGCAGTGACTGCGAATCACAGTTTTACGATCCGGATACAGTGTTGTATCGTGCTGGACGCATCGGCAATGGCTCGGAAAACTGGGAGAAAGACGAATACATAGATGTCTGTCCGGTGTGCGGATCTGATGAAATATATGAGGCGTATTTCTGCGATGATTGTGAGAAAGAGGCAGAAAAACTCGATGAAGACGATCTATGCCCGGAATGCGCCGCAAGAGCCGAGGAATATGATAAGATGGTAGATCGTGTAAAAGAGGCGCTTTCTGCGCCGATTGACATGGAACAAATAGTAAAACAAATAATAACAATACCAAAAGGAGAATTAAAATGAATCTCAACAAGTATCAATCAACGTACATCGACCAGCCGGGGATGTATGAAGTCACCATCACAGAAGCGAAAAATGATTATACGCGTTCCGGTAAGGAGTGCGTATTCGTACGATTTGAAACAGAACAAAATCAAGCAATCACATGCAGCTATGTGGAAGCAGTTTTTTTCAAACTGTTCCGGTTGGCGCAATCCGCCGGGCTCACGGAAAGCCAACGCGCGAACTTTGAGCCGGATATGTTGATTGGAAAAACGGTTAAAATAAACGTAATCAGTGATGATAATGGTCGCGTAAATGTAGGCGAAGTATACTCTGCATCGCTATCCGGCACGGCATCCGAATCATATGATGCCATGCCATTTTAGGAGATGATGATGAACGATCTTGTAGCCTTGCAATCGATTTCGAAGGAGCTGGCGCAAAGCCGGCTCCATGCTCACCGCAATCCTGCCGATGTGCTGTTTGTCATTTTGGTAGGAGAATCTCTTGGACTAAACGCCGCTACGGCTCTTATGAACATATATAATGTAAACGGAATGCCAGCAATGAAGGCAGATCTAAAATTAGCACTTGCAAAACGACATCCCGAATATGCCGGATGCGAGATTGATGCCAACACAGAAAGATGTATCGTAAAAATGAAGCGCCGAAATGAAAACGGCACAGAAGAATCAATTATTAGCACATTCACCATCGAAGACGCTAAGCGAGCCGGATTGTTTCCCAAAAAAGATAATTGGCGCATGTATCCGCAACGCATGCTGAAGGCACGAGCGATTAGCTACGCGGTAAACGATTTGTTCCCGGACATAGTTTTCGGGATGCTCTCATCAGAAGAGGCGCAAGACATTGATCGGCACACAGAAAAAACGATAGCAACAGAATATAAGATAATCGAAAGCGAAGCAGAAACAACAGATCGGCCGGACGCAGAAACAACAGATCAGCCGAATCGAACAAATGATGAGTTTGCCGAACTTATGGCGGCGACACAAGGCGTCATGCAAAAACTTGTGGATAACAAAATTGACGGCTTTGATAATGAGGTTCGCAGGCATTCGAGCATCCAAAAACATTTAGGGTGTAGCATGATTGCCGAATGCACGAACTTCCATGATCTATATGAATACCATAACCATCTCGCCGCGATATTGCGCGGTGCGAACGCAAAACCAACAATAAAAGAGCGGCAAGTCGAGCTAATTGAAAGAATGACGAAACTTGCTACCGGAGAAGAATTGGAAGAGTGGTTGCCGAAAATCCAAGGAGCGACACGCCATAGCGCATTGGACGATGTAGAAGCGTGGCTGGATAAAAACAAAACAAGTATAGAAGGAGATTCAAAATGATCATAATGATATGCATAACCATTATTGCAATTGCTCTGGCGGGTTATTTTGCCCGCCGAGCAAAGCTAATTGATAAGCACAGGATAAGAGCGAGTTTGAAACACGCAGAGACAGAAATTGCCTTGCGCAGATCACTAAAAAACTTAGGCAAGGAATACGAAAAAATCAAAGCGCATAGCGTGGCTCGCTGCGGTAAGTGTGGCAGGCTATATACCTGGAAGCAGGTGGCTGATCTCGGCAATTATTACGTTTGCGAAAATTGCGAGGCAAAACGCAGTCGCAGCATTGTTGAGTCAAACAGCAAAAACGAGATAAAACAACGGGGAGACAGATAACAATGAGAATAACAAAAGAGCAAGGAATGAAAATAAAGAAGGCGATACAGGATCGCGGATATTCGATCACCGGATTTTGCCGGATCCATAACATAAGTGATCGGCAATTCTACGCATGGCTCGCTGGAACGAATGGATACGAGCGCAATGGGATTGGCAAGCACTTCCAGGATATTACGGATGCGCTTTTTGCGGATAAAGTTGCAGAAGATGTGGCGAAAGAAAAAGAGCAAAAGCAGGAGGAGGAATCAAATGACTAAGCAAGAATACACAGCAGAGGAAAATGCTGCATCCATAAGCGAAGCAGCCAGCATTATCAACAGAGCAATGCACGGTTCTTACATAACTCTCATGGATGTAACGAAAGCAGAAATGGAGTATATCCACCGTGCTTTCAATGTAATGAATGACCGCATTGCCAACCTTGAAGCGGAGAATGCCAAGTTGGAGAAACTTAACAGCGCAGCGTTAGAGTGGTTATCCTATCATGCGTGTCCTTCGGTTCCGAGTCGCAATAATTATGGTCAGCCATGCAATGATAGCGATGATTGTGTCGCCTGCTGGCGAGAATACCTTGGAGGCGTGGAGCAGATGAATAAGATGGCGATGAGGATGGAACATAAATCTGGGGCACCCCAAAGGAGAAAATAATGAGTAAGAAATTTAAACACAAAATAGCAGATATAAGCCTTCTGATAGCGATACTTGCAGAAACTCCGCTGGTGATTGCGTATGTTTTTCGGGTGAACATTCCACACCTGAACATCGCTGCCGGCATAGGCATCATATTTT